CACCACCAGGAATTAAAGAAGCATTAGTTGTTTGGGGGTTAGCTAGAGAAATTACCCACCATAAAGTAGCATCTTTATAGTATTGATAAGCTAGTATATCATATCTATCATCATCTGTAGTAAAAACATATAAATCTTGATTACTACGAGGAATACTAGGGTAAACAACACGTCTATAGTATTGTCTACCTGATTCATTTCTTACGATTGGTATTCTAGTATAACGTCCCATATTATCCGCGGCCTAAAAGAATTAATCTTTCTATTTCTGCATCCTGTGCATCTAGGTCTTCTTGACTAAAAGTGTTTGATGGTATAAGTGGAAAAGAATCACCGTATTCCTCGTAATTTGGATCTATTTCAACAAAATCATTTGGTAAAGAATCTATATCTATTTTACTATTTAAATTTTCACTATCAGCACTTCCTCTAGCATATAAGTTTTGATTTTCTCCTGTCCCATTTGCTAAAGATATAAATCTTTGTTTAATATTCCCACCTGAATTTATAAGGTTTGGTTTCATTGTTTCAGGAAGGAAGTTATGAATTGGTTTAAATGTAACGTTTACTTCAACTCTATGAGCTAATTCTTTAACACTAGGATCATTACCTCCATCAATACCAATACCAATTTCCCAAGTACTATCTTCGGGTAAAGTATAATTTAAACTAGTTATAATACCTGGGACTTCGTATAAGTAACCTCCAATAGTAAGTTGTACTATATTACCTCTCATATAACCAGCATCACTATAATTAGGAGCCATTGTTGATTGAAGATAATTCAGTTTTTTATACATTACTGAAAGTTCTTCTTTAGATTGAGCAGGAACTTTAAATCCAAATCCTATTTCTCTACTAAATCCTCCATAATGAAAAAATTCTTCACCCCTACCTTGATATCTGTAAGAATCCCAATTAGCACTCATATTATCAGTAATAGCACCATCAAAAAAAGATCTAAAATGAATAAAAGTTTTGTTTGATGGAGAATCTGGGTCTATAACAGCAAATCTAAATTTTACTAAGTCATTAGTTATTCCACTATTATTTACGTTTTCTTGATAATATAAATAAAGACCATTAATAGCATCTACTATGCCCGAACCTGCTCTATAATTACTTCTTTTACGTACTTTACTTCCGGGGTCAAAATAGTTTATTCTACTACCATCAATGCCTTTAGTTTTATAATCAGGAGCTTCAGTTAACATTCCATTTATTTTAGCAATAGCTTTGTTAACTGTAACTTGTTTTCTAAAATCGCTTATTTGACCTCCTTGAGAAATTGGGATTTTCTCAATTAGTTGTTTTTGAGTAAATGTAGCTGCATTCTGAGGGAATGCAGTTTCATTAAACATGTCAGGGAATGTATTGCCCTGAGTGTAAACATTATTTTGAAGTAAATATTGACCTTCTTCGTTAAATGGATTTACTAATTTAGATCTAGTTAATCTTAAATATTTACCAGAAGCTCCTGGGTTTTCAGGTGTACCTACTAATTTAAGATATTTTCCTGGGGTGTATTTAGGTTTATAAGTACCATAAAATTGAGTTGGAGATGTAATACGTAATGGATTAGCAAGTCCTGTTCTGTTGCCTGAAGAGAATTTTATTCTAGTAGTACCTATCCCACCTGGAGCACCTGGACCAGGTCCACCATCATATTTAAATAAAGTACCAGTAGTATTATCAAATGATGTATTAGCTAAATAAACTAATCTATTAAATTCAGGTTCAATTGCTGGGTGTTTTGGGTTGCTTAGATAATCAAATAAATAAGTAGGTCGACCTAATGAAGGACCACCTCCAAGTTGCAATATTCTACCTAGTCCTGTAAGGAAATTATTATCACCATCAAAAGGTGTAAGACCTTGCTTATTTCCATGAGCACCAAAAGCATTTACTCCTACTTGAGCTAATGTGTTAGTAGGTAAATAAATTCCTTCTCCTTGAACTGGAGTCCCATCAGGACCACCTGCTCCAAAAGTTTGACCTTGAGCAGATAATGAAATTTGTTTAGCCGTAAAGATAATTGAATTAAGACTATTATCTGTTCCCCATTTTAACAAACGAGAAACATCCTGCTCGGATCTAGTAAGAGTTAAAGCACCACCTCTAAGTACCCAATCTTTACCACCTGAGGTTCCAATTTCTTCGGTTGGAATATCAAATGAATTTTGTGGATCTACTTGAATAAATGGTTCAGGACTACTACCACCGCCAGGTCTGTCTTTACCATAACGTAAAGACTTAAGATTAGTTTTTAAGTCAACTAAGGGCATTTAAATTTTATTAAGGTTTTCCACCACCATATGGCTTTGTATCACCATATCTGTTTTTTCCACCATTAGTACCACTACCTGTGTTTCCTTGACCTTGACCACCACGTGGATCTAATCTTGAACCTCCATTGTTGTATCGGCTTCCTAAATCTGGGTTATTATTATCTGGCATAATTTTAAGTTTTATGTTAAACGTTTATTATAAATATTGAAAGTTAAGCTTTGCTATAACCCATAGCCATAGCAGTACCTACTTTTTGTGAGTCCATGTATACATTAGAATCTTTGTTAGCAATTTTTTCTAGTAATGCTACCATTCTACTATCATCTCTTCCTTTAGTAACATTTGGGGAAACTGCAAGTGAATCACCTTTAGCTGTGATAGCAGTTGCTCCGTAAGCATCTGTAATTGAGAATGGGCCTCTTGAAGCATCTGCAATACCATCTTGTACTCTTTGGGCATCGTCTGCTGCTGAGTTCATAGCTGCTACAATACCTGCAATTGCAGCTAGAATTGCAACAGTTCCTATACCAATAGTAAGTGCGGATGCAAGGGTAATACCAGAAACGGCTGATGTGGCTAGTGTAGCGGACATTGTTGCCATACTCATAATAGTTTTTGCTAAAGATAAACCAGCTATAAGAGTCATAGCTGTATAAGCTACCCAAGTGTGTTCAGCTATTAATGCTACCATATCTAAAATAGGAGCAAACGTTAATGCCATATCAGCAATAATAGTTTGAATTTTAGTCATGGTGTCTGCAAATTTTTCTTGAGCAGATTGAGCCATTAATTGTTGGTGTGCTTGTTCTCCGTATTTTTCTATAAATCTATCTTGACCCATACTCATGAGTTCTTGCTGGTATACCATACCTGCTAATTCGTCACGAGACATACCAAGAGCATCAGCTAAAGCTTGTTGTTGAATTCTATTACCACTAGCAAAAGATTCAGTAAGAGCAGTATTATCTTTAATTTCTTCTGCAAGACCTGCTAAATCATTGTCTAAAGCTAATTGTCTTGCTTTTTCAAGATTAATTTGTTTACCTGTTAGTAGTTCAGCTGATAGTTCGGCTTCAATAGATTGTTCAAAATCTAATAATGAACTAGCAATAGCATCAACTCCTGCTAAATCTGTTCCTAATGCTCTAGCTTGAGTAGCAGCTTCAGCTAAAAGTTCAGGAGACATTCCTAATGATACTACAATTGCTTTAGATGCAGATGAAATATCACCATAAATTTGTTTAAGGCTAATTGCTGTTTTATTTTGTTTATTAACAGCATTAACAGTAGCATCAACATTATCTAAAACAGATTCAGTATCACTACTTTGCATACTGGCTAATAGACTTAATTGGGCACCTGCTTCAGCGCTAAGACCCATTTGTTTAGTTAAACCAGTCATAGTGACTAGTGTATCCCCACTATAATCTAATAAGAGACCTGTTGATTCTGTTAAAGCAGCAAAACTTTTATTTAATTCTACAGAATTTACATAAGCTTTACTAGTATTAATAGCTATTACAGCAAATGAAGCCTGTAATTTTAAGGCGCTAGAGTAACTAACGCCTGTAGCTTTTTGGACAGCATTAATATTATTACTAGCTTCCATAGCACCTTTAGCTAAAGCTATTATAGCTGCTTCACCCGCTACCATTAATTTAGACATTCCGCTAACTTCATCATTAAGAAGAGCGGCAGCTATTCCTGATTTATCTAGTTCGGTTACATAGTCCTTAATGTTTTTTAATATAGCATCAGTTAAACCTCCTTGGAGGATCATTTCATCATTTAGGGCTTGAATAGCATCTAAAGATTTTAATTGAGCTTCATATTCTTGTACAGCAGCATCAAGATTTTCGTCTTGTTGCATACCATATCGTTCAGCCATAACTTTTTGCTGCATAAGCAGTTTGGCTTTTTCTTCCTCAATGTGTTTTCTTTTTCTTTCAATTTCGCTGCGTTTTAAAGCTCCTTTTGATGCTTGAGCTTCCATACCAGCTAAATCTTTAGCATTTTTTACAGCATTTTTTAAATCAGCTACTAACCCTCTTTGGAATGTTTTAGACATAGTTTCAGCTGCTGAAGTTGCACCTGCAATTTCTTCAGCGGCTTCTTCAAAACCTTCTACTAATTTATCAACAATAGAAGTTACGGCGTCATATATTGCCGCTAATTCGTCTTTTAAGTTGTCTACGGCTTTTGACGTATCGTTTATTGCCTTTTTTGGATCTTTATCTGCCATGAGGGATGCTATATGTAATAAATATTATTTATAGCTAGTTTTTTTAAGGAATTCTGGGGATTTTACTAGTCCATCTTTTCCTATAACTTCTTTCATTTTTGAATTTTTCCCTTTAGCTTTTTCCATTTCTTTATTTTGGTTATCGTAGTGCTCTTTAATTTTATGGTAAGTAAATCTCCTTAACCATAAAGGCATTTCATAAACTACGGGCCAAGAATATCCACCTTGACCATAAAAACAAATTTCGTGAATTTGAGTTAAAAATTTAGCTCTATATTCTTTAGCTGAATTTGGCGTCAGGCCAAAAAAAGCTAATCCCAATTGGGAGATTGGCTGGTTCTGTTCTAGTTGAGGGAAAAAAAGTCAGATCTACATCTGGTTGGATTTTGTTGAGATACTCTCTAAATGCTCGAGCATCTCGCGCTAAAAACGCGGTATCAACAAATTCCCTAATAGTTTTAACATCTCTATCGCCGTTAATAGATGTAATTAAATATTTCAAACGAGTAGTAAGTTCAGGAGAAGCATCTTTATTAATTTTTTTTAAACCTTTTACTTCTTGGTCGATTTTTCTTTCGTCACCATGAGTTAACAATTTAAAAGTAATATTATTTCCTGAAGCTGGGAGGGTAAATTCAAATTCTGTTTTACCTCTTTGATAGATAGATTCATCTAATGGTTTATTTTCTAAAGTAGAAAGATCAATTACTTCTTCTTTACCATTGTATGTAAATTTATATTCAGATCCATATCCTAAAATACGTGCGGCAATCATAATAGCGTTTTTATCACCAATTAAGATATCATCAAAATTTACTTTAGTAACTATAATAGATTTAATAAGTCTATCTAATACTGTTCCATCACTAATATAATTGGTATTTGTAAGGATATCTTCTTCCTTAGCTGTCATGTATTTGATTTCAATAGTACCGTTAGATAAGGGGTGTCCTTCAGGATAAACTAAACCTTTTGAAGGTAAATCGATTGTTTCAGTTGGTAAGGTAAAACTCATATATTTTATTTATAACGTTTGTCTAGTATAAATATGAATATAAAAAAGAGCTTGAACGAATCCAAGCTCTCTTTACAAAAATATTTGTTTTTTTTATTAGAAGTTCAAGATACAGTAATCAGGTTGAACTTCCATTGTAATATTAACAGCAGTATCTGCAGTATCCCAATCATAATCACCAAAGTTTGCTGAAGTGATTAAAGCTCCTTTAATAATCCATTCTGAAACGATATCACCTACTGGACCTAATACGTTAAATGTTAAGTCTTTTTTATAGAAATCGCTATAACCATCACGACCAGTTACTGATTCGTGGTGTAAACGTACCCATTCCATTACTGCCTGAGCACCTGAAGGTGTGATAGGATCAAATAATGTAAATGAAATTGGTCCCCAAGTTGTTTTGCCTTTTACAAAACGTTGAACGTTAATGTGATTAAGAGCTACAGTGCCTTGGGATAAGTTCACACCTCCAACACCTTTAACTGTGTAGGCTGGGAATCCATCAATATACATGATAAATCTATTAGCCTGTTTTGGTTCGAAGGCTGTGAAAAATATTTCGTTTGGATCTAATACTGCCATTGTTATTTAATTTATTCTATTATAAATATTCATTCTTTCAGTTTCTATTAACCTGGGAATGTTGCTCCTGTTGGTAATACGTTGAAGTCAAGGATGATGAATTCAGCAGTTTTAGTTGGTTGTAAATAAATAGCACCTACCATCTGGTTTCTATCAATTACATCAGGAGTATTATTTGAACTATCCATTACTACTTTAAACGCATATAAACCTTGTCTCTGTTGTACAGACTCTAAGTATGGGTTTACTGCTGCTAAGAAATTGTTTCTTGTAGCTGCTGTGTTTTGTTCAAATACTAATGTTTGAGCAACTTGGCCAATATAAGACTTAAGAGCAATTAATAATCTACGAACATTTACTCTATCAAGAGCAGATGCTTGTTTTTGTAATGTCTTTTGACCATATACTACAGTACCAACACCTGGGAATGAAGCAATTGGGTTAACATTAGACTCATATAATGTGTCTCTGTTAGATTGAGATAATTTTCTTTCTGGGCGGATTACGTTAGTTAAACCTCCTCTGTTGATACCCGCTGGGGCAAACCATGGCTCGCTTACACTGTCGTTATATGCGTAAACTCCCCCAATCATTGTTGACGCTGGCACCCAAATGTTTTGACCTGAATCCGGGTCAACTGTTTGTAACCAAGGCCAGTACATAGCTGCGTATGAGGTGTTTCTCGAGTTTGATTCTTGAGTAGCATCTATTATTCCTGAACCGTATGCTACTGGGTCTAATACATAGATGCTATCGCCTCTACCTTGAGTATTATTAATTGCTGTAGTTGTTTGTGAAGCATGAGTAGCATTTGTAATACCTGGGGTTAATAGTACATTAAATCTATAGTCATCTTGGTTAGATAAAAGATTTAACATATTATTGTAATCAGCTCCTAATAAACCTTGTGAATCTGTAGCATTAATGTTTTGGTATAAATTCATTACTCTACCACTTGGAATAATACTACCAGCACCTCCAGCAAATGAACCATTAGCTGAACCTGATCCAGGAGCTGGGATTGATCCTGTAAACTCTGATTTAGCTACACCAGCATTATTAAAGTAATTAGGAGTAGGAGTATTTACATTACTAACTCTTACGTATCTAGATCTATTAGGGAATGAACCTGAAATTTCTAAGTAGTTTTCAGTTGAATTATAATTGAAGTAAGTATCACCAATTACTCTAGCTATATAGTTATCTTGGTTTGGATCTAATGATAAATTGTTATAGCTTTCTAAAACAATTGGATTTGTATTACTATCATCACCTCTTCTAATTACTAATGAGAATGTTCCTGATGATGTATTGCTAGTGACAACTTGCCATCTAACGTTATCAATAGTACCATTATCTAATGATCCTGAGGTTACTGTTCCTGCGTTATTCCAAATAACACCTTTGTCAATTGCTTCTAAAGTAAATGAATTAGTTCCTACAGTTAAAGAAGGTACTGCTGAAGTTGCAAAATCCCAATTAGTTAATGATCCAGAAACAACTCTTGTTACTAATAATGATTGACCACCATTATTAAAGTAGTTATAAGCTGCTACTGAGGTCATAAAAGTGTAAGTTTGGCTACCACTTTCAAAAGTAGTACCAAAACGATTCTGGTAATCAGAATAAGATGTTACGATTGCTGGGGTTTCAACTGGACCCTTTACTGTAGGGCCTACGATTGCTGCACCTACTACTACAGGTTGTTGTGTGATAAATGACTGGTCATTCTCTCTTGTTAATACACCAGGTGATACTAATGTTTCTGCCATTGTAATGGGGTTATTATTTTATTATAAATATTCAAGAGAGACTCAAAAATCAACTAGATTTTGTAAATTCTCCTGAGGATACATCAATAGTTCCTTCTCCATATTTGTCTTGTAGTTGCTTTCCTACAGCACCACTTTCTTTTTGAAGAGTAGAAATTTGTTGTTTAAAGTTATCCTTTTGCAACATAAGAGTTTGTATTTGATATTCTAATTGTCCTAATTGGTTAATTAAATTAACTTCTTGTGACTGTAAAGTTTTTAATTTTTCAACCTCTTCTTTTGTTAAAAACACTTTTTCCATAGTAATAAATATTAAATTATTTTTTATTAGTTAATAATTGTTTTACTTTTGTAAATACTTGCATTGGAGTAATTGATTTTTGGCAAATAAATTGTTTATCTGTTCCTTTCCAAATAGGACACCAATTAAAATCACCAGCATCAAATACAAAATTAGGATTAGTCCAACATGGTGAACAAGAACTTTCATTCATTATACGAGTAACTTGACTTTGAAATTCATGGTTTTTTTCTACAAATCCATTAATCATAACTGTATGTTTTTTTAATGCCCAGTTAAACCAAGATAAACCTGATCCTAAACCTATAAATAATTCAGCATGTAGTAAATAATTAGCTATTTCATCAAAAGGTTGATTCCAAGAATTTATAGCATTAGGTAATTCTGATTTATCTTTAGTTAAAACTACTACTTTATATCCTAATTGATTTATTAATTTAATTAAAGTAATCCAATGTCCTACGGGCCATTCTTTACAGCCTGATGTTGCTTGGGGTCCTATAACTATATATTTTTCTTTAATAGGACGTTTTTTCTTTTTAAAATTAATCCCATGGTTTACTTCTTTATATTCTAATCCTAATATATCACTAGCAGTTTGTTGTAAAGGTACAGTATTAATTTGATTAGGGTATCTATCAAATGATTTCCATCCACCATTTTCATCACGATGCCATCCTATACGATATACAGATG